ATTCCTGAATAAAAACACAAATGAGATTGAAGAACATACAATGCGCCTTGCTGAGTATGATGAATTCAAACTAAACAATCCCCATTTAGAACGACACTTTTCAGCCGATGGCATTCCAGGTCTCGGCGATGGTATGCGTATGGACACACCAGGAACGGGTAAGGCTGACTCCACGTTCGAAAAGTATGTCATCAATCGCATGAAAGAATCAATACCTGGAAATACAATTAAAACTGGCCATAAAACCAAAATGCAAAGAGAGTGGTAATGGCTCAGATACCAGCACTTTTTCTACCTAAAAAGAAAACTGAGGAGAAACCTCAGGTCAAAAAAACAAATAATAAAAAAAGGAAGAAACCCGAAAATAAAGTAAAGGTTTCTGCATTATTACAGAGGAGAATTGATGGTTACCAGAAAAACAACAGCAAAGCAGTCCGAATGGGATGATGAACACAAAACAAAACATCAACCAGTAATCAACAATTCATTAAAAATAAAACCAGACCACTTAAAAACTTTTGAACCATTAACTGAAAATCAAAGAATCTTCTTTGAAATGTATAAAGGCGGTGCCTACTTCATGGGACTATTCGGCAGTCCTGGAGTAGGCAAAACTTTTTTGGCACTCTACAAAGCGCTTGAGGAAGTTTTGGACAAATCAAACTCATTCAAGCAAGTGGTGGTTGTTAGGTCTTTGGTGCAGCTACGTGATGTTGGTTTTTTACCAGGTGATTTGAATGAGAAACAAGAAATCTATGAGTTACCATACAAAGAAATTGCTTCCACATTATTTGGTCGCAATGATGCATGGGACAGATTGAAGGAACAAGGATATGTCAGGTTTATTTCCACTACTGCTATACGTGGTATTTCTATTGATGATGCTATTATCATTGTGGATGAAAATCAGAATCTTAATTGGTCGGAAGTCAACACAATCATTACCAGAGTTGGACACCGTTCAAAAATCATCTTCTCAGGTGACTTTAAACAAACAGATTTAATTAAGAGTAACAAAGACCAGACAGCATTCCACAGTTTCTTGGAAGTGGCCAGAAGAATGCCGTCCTTTCAGGAAATATACTTCACACCAGATGATATTGTTCGTTCCAGTTTGGTAAAACAATGGATTGTGGCTTGCGAAGAACTTGGATATTGAATATAATAGTGAAATAAATATTAGGTTAACAATAAAGAGGATACCCCATGATTTTTGAGATTGAAGCCACAAGGTTTGAAGATGGTGACAAAAAGACGTTCTTTTATGACAACATGGCAAATGTATTGAAAGATGCAGAAGGCAATGTTTTTGAATATCCAGAGGATCAAAGAGAAAAAGTCTTACTACAACCTTACAAACCATTCGATAAAGATAGACCACTAAAAAAGTCCAAATTTATTACACACTTGAAAATCCAACTTGGACTGAGTTGCAATTATACTTGTGACTACTGTTCTCAGAAGTTCGTTGAACGTCAACCAGAAACTTCTAAGAAAGATATTGATTCTTTCATGCAAAAGTTGGAAACACTTCATTTTGATGAAGAAGTTGGTTTGCGTATTGAATTTTGGGGTGGTGAACCACTCGTTTATTGGAAAACATTAAAACCATTGGCAGAAGCTATTGCGGAGAAATTCGATTCTTGGAAAACAAAACCGATATTCAGTATCATCACCAATGGTTCTATTCTAACTGATGAAATCATTGATTGGTTAATGATGATGGATTTTGCCGTGTCAATTTCACATGACGGTCCAGGTCAATTTGTTCGTGGTCCAGATCCTTTCGATGATCCTGAAGTCAAAGAAAGAATTTTAAACTTCTATCGTATGCAGACTAGATTGGGTAAAAGCATCAGTTTTAACTCAATGTTGAATGCCAAAAACCAAAGTAGAAAAGAAATCTATGATTGGTTTGTAAACTTAACAGGTGATGAAAATGTTATTCTTGGTGAAGGTTCAATGGTTGATGCATATGATGAAGAAGGCATTGTCAATTCATTAATCACAAAAGAAGAACATTTTGCCTTCCGTCAACGTGCATTTGGTGAACTGTATGCATCTGAGGGTAAAATTGGATTCAGAGCACAACTAGGAAAAATTGATGAATTCGTAAATAGTGTTCTCAACCACAGAGAAGCCAAATTCTTAGGCCAGAAATGTGGTATGGATGATGAACAAACATTGTCAGTTGACCTACGTGGAAATGTTATAACTTGTCAAAACGTAAGTGCTGCTGAAACATCTAAAAACGGTGAATCACATTATGGCGGCAACTTAGATGATTATGATAGAGTTGAATTAAAGTCTGTAACACATTGGTCCAATCGTAAAGAATGTTCGGAGTGTCCTGTATTGCATGTTTGTAAAGGTGCTTGCATGTTCTTAGACGGAAAGTTTTGGGATATTTCATGTGCAAACGCATATTCAGATAATGTTGCTTTGTTTGCAGCAGGATTTACAGTAATGACAAATGGTTATATACCAACACTAATTAAGAGTGACACTTTACCACTTGAAAGACAAGACATTTTTGGAACAATCTTCGAACACAAAGAAGATGCTTCTCGCAAAAAAATTATACCAATCAAGGTGGTTAAAGAAATTGTTGGTCAATTAGATGATGTTCCAGTGTATGGTAAATCTAGGTTAGAAACCTAAATAATAGTAGTATTTTTTCAAAGAGATATAAAAATGACATTACCATCATCAGGTTCAACAATCGGTGTATCAAATATTAATTCGGAAATAGGTAGAACAAATACAACTACCGACCTAAACTTCCTTAATGGATATATTAAACCCGCAATAAGACCAGGCACACCAAACCTAAACGGTTTTGGTGGTTTGAAATACTATTTACAAAATACAGCTGGTAATTGTAACAACGCCAATACATCAAACTGTAATTGTAGTCCAAACCCAGCTGGAAATATCCAATGTAAGGCGGATAACAATTGCACAGCAATTAACTGTTGGAACTGTGATACACAAAAATGGTTACAAACAGGTGATTGTCAGAATGCTACTAATCCCGTTTATAATTGTTTGAGTAACGCAAACTGTTTTACATATAATTGTAACTGTTCAAAGATTATTTGCACAAAGTTGTTTGAATTAGGTTTAATGAAACGTGGTATTTTTGAAGCAGACCAAGCCTTTGGCCAACGTTTAATTGAAACCAATCCAGACATTTACAATGGTTATCGTGCATGGGCAGAAATCGTTGTTGATTGGATGGAAGGCAAAGGTCCTAAGATGATGCCTTGGATGTCCGATGAAGAATTTAGTGCTGCTGCAAAGAAATGGTCCACTACGTGGGCATACGATATTGCAACACCTTGGGCTGAAGAAATGGCCTATATCATGGGTGAAAAAGAAACAGGCAGCCTAACAGGCAAGATGATTATGGGATTTGGTATTCCTATTTGTAAGGTTGTCGGTGTATGGCAACGTTGGTTTGGACCAAGTAAGAAAGAACCTGGTTTTATTAAAGGTGCAGCACTTGTAGCAATTTTTGTGATGTTTAAAACTGTTGCTGAATTGGGTCGTTTGATTGAAAAGGTTATTCCTAAAAAGGAAACTGCATAATGCCAACATATTCTTATAAAAGACCCGTAAGGGTTCTTATTGATGACAGTTCGAAATATCCTTATGAACACATGACACATTATTTTAATACGAATTGTCGTGCAGCATTTTATGATTCTCCACAAGAAGTGAGAGAACAATTATATGAGATGTTTACAGATTATGAAGATGTATTGACTAAAGTTTATGGTGATGGATTAGTAAAATCAACCATTCTTTTACCAAAATTGTTGAGAGAAGGTGTTGATAATCATGAAGTTAAAGCATATGAAGAATGGTTGGATAAAAGATGAAACGATATGGAATGACTCAAATGGAGACTATCAAAACACATGATGGTGATTCAATCATTTTTGAACCACGTGTGATTGCAACATTTATGAAATCAACATATTATAAAAATGTGTTGAATCTAACACCAGCGGAAAGAGACAAATATTTTGAAATGTCTTGGAAATATAAAGACATATTAACTGTTCTATTTGATTCAAATATGGAACACACAACTGAGGCTGGGTGGGTAAAGAAAACGGACATTAGAACACCACCGGAAGAATTTGATAATTATGTTTCACAACCAAAAGATGAAGATTTAACCGATGAAGAACATGAATTGAAGTTGGAATATTTGAAACAATATAAGGACTGGTTCGAAAAACAAAATTGATTGAGGTGTTATTATGGTGATGAATTCTGCTATGACAAAAGAAGATAGAGACCGTTATCATTGGTTTCAAAATGCACAAAATTTATTCTGGCAAAGTCCAATATGGGAAGTGCAAACAAGATTCGATGAGCAATTCAACGAAACACTATTGGATGAAATTTATGGTATCGGTAAAGATATCGTATTGGGTAAAGACAAAGACCCAAAAAACAGTATATGGGATTACAGCCGTCCCAATCTAGATATACTAAAACAAGAAATTATAGACATTGTAACCAAGAAGATTGTGCAAAATATTCCACAACTTAGGATGTTGAACATTCGTGGTTGCGAACACTTTATGGGTTGGGTGAATGTGCGTGAACCAGGAGAGAAACTGGAAGTTCATGGACACACCGAATCGGCTATTGCTGCAACTTACTACATCAAAGCAAAAGAAGGGTGTGGTGACCTTGTATTGTTTGATTCGTCACATGCAATTGATTGGTTAAATATTTCTTTGAGTGGAACACCACAACTAAAAGAACGTAGATATAAACCAGTAGAAGGTCGTTTGATTTTCTTTCCTTCTTATGTGTTGCATGGTGTTGAAGAAAATAAGTCCGATGACTTACGTATCTCATTGTCTACTGACCTCAGAAAAGTGGTAGACAAGAACGCACAAAATACGGTCATTTTGAAATCTTGGGGTGGTCGTATGGCAAAGATTAAAGAGTGGAAATAATGTTCACTAAATTGGAAAGCACGTTTGAGAAACCACTTTTTGCCGTTATTGACCAATTAAAAGATTTTAAAGGTGAAGATGGTAAAGGTATAGATTACAAAAAGATATGGACACCAGAACCTAGAAAGATTTACGGTGTGTTGCCTGAAAGATACTGGAAAGATTTTCACTTGACAGTAATGACAATTAATTGTAAAATACCTCCACATACAGATACCGAAATTATTACCTCAATTAATTTCTATCTTCAAACAGAGGGTTGTAGAACAGTATTTTACAAACCAAAGGTTGATGCGCCAAGGACCGCACAGGTCGAAAATCAAACCAATGGTCACATATACTTTGAAGAAGATTTGGAAGAAGTTGATAGTTTCGTAGCAAAAGATTTTGAGGTGTGGGCACTTGATGTAACTCAAATACATAGTGTTCAGGGTGATTTTAAACTAAGAAAAGCAATTACACTTGGCACATTCGTTCATAAGTATAAGGACGTAGTTGAAATGTTAAAGGAAACGGGTAATGTCATTTGTTAAATTAAAAGGCACATTTGAATATATGCCACACACAATCATACCGCAAGGTCGAGCAGACTCTTTTGCGGGTAAATATGGATTGGGTGTAAGGCATAACACGATTTGGACACCAGAACCAGAAAAAGTTGTACTGTATAAAGTTATACCTGAGCGATATTGGAAAGATTTCCAAGTAACAAGAATGTCAATCAATAGTCTATTGTTACCACATGTGGATAATGATTTCATTACAACAATTAATTTCTATTACGATCCACAAAATTATAGAACTGTATTTTTCAAAGCAAAGCCAAACGCTAATGCTTGGAAAACAGAAGAAGATAGACACCTTGGTGTTGATAGTGGCACCATTGTTGACCAAAACGTAAATGTGGAAGAATTAAAAACAAGAGTTAAAGAGTTTGTTGCTCAAAAACAAAACATGCCGACATGTGAAGAAATTACATATGTTGATGCTGTCTATTCATTCGATGATGTTTATGAAATTGGATCTTTTGTGGCACAACCAAGTGAAGCATATATGTTAGATGTTAGAATACCACACAATGTTGAACCGCAAGGTGGAGAAGCCAATTTAAGAAAAGCTTTTGCTTTACGAACAAGATTTTATGATTATGGTCAAGTGTATGATATGTTAAAAGAAACTGGTTACTTATAAAGGATAAAAGATGTTTTTCGAAAAATTAAATTATACAGTAGATATAGAGAAACTTAAAAAAGAAGTTCGTGAAAGTGTATTCACATTGGGTGACCAAGTAGTCCAAGGCGAAGAATATGAAACACCACAATACAATGGTTTTGGTGGTTGGAGTTTATTGTGTAAAGAAGCCACATGGACTGGCGGTTGGGAAGCAATTCAGTTGGAAAAAGGACAAACACTCGAATCATTTTTACCAACAGACGATTTGGTTTTGAAAGCATACAAATACTTTAATATCTCACATGGACTTGAACACGACAAACCAACAGAAGCATACGTTGGTGAGATTAAAAAAGTTTTAGATGATATACGTGAAATGGGTTTTCATCCTGTTCGAGCTCGTGTGACCTGTTTGAAAGCAGGTTCAAAGAGTTTGGTGCATAGAGATGCGGAAGATACTGAATACATGGCTCGTATTCATATTCCATTGTGGACAAATAAAAAATGTGTTCACATCTGTGAAGGTAAAAATCTACATATGCCTGCTGATGGTGGTGTATGGATTCTTTGGACGAATAAGTGGCATCAAATAAGAAATGATTCGAATGAAGATAGATATCATATCATTATGGATGCATATGATACAAAGAAAATAACCAAACACTTTCACTATGAAGGTGAATTTGAACAATTGGAAAATTGGGTAAGAGGCAACCGAGAAAAAATTGATGCGGTTGAATTGACCGAAGAAGATATCGATTTCTTTGAAGCGATTAAACAAAAATACGTAACCAAAGTGGTTAAGGATTTTGAAATTATTTGATATGAATGATACACATGGAATTGTTTTCACTGGCATGGAGAGAACTAGAACGATTAGTCGTCCAGCCGGTGCAGCAAGATTGAGAACATTTTTGGAACCACATGGTTTCAACATTGAAGTTATTGATTATTTTGGCAACTTCACAGAAGAAGAATTGGAAACAATCTGTGCTAGATTTATTGGACCAAAAACTTTGTTTGTTGGCATCAGTATCACGTTCGTGTATGCATTTGATAAAATCAATCATCTATTCAAACACATTAAAGAGAAATATCCACACGTAAAAACATTGATTGGTGGTAATGAAACACCCATTAGTGGTGTGGATTTGACTAAGGTCGATAGAATCTTTTGGGGTTATGCTGAAGAAGCAGTATTGCACTATTTGAAATTCTTAACAAAGAAACGTTTGGATGATTTGAAATGGGTTCCTTACAGAGAAACATTTTCAATCAATGCTGAAATGACATATAAGAATGATGATAGTGACTTATCAATCAAATGGTTGGAAAGTGACCTAATCAAAAATAACTTCTTGCCAATTGAAATCAGTCGTGGTTGTATTTTCAGATGCCGTTTCTGTGCCTTCCCGTTGTTGGGTAAAAAGAAGAACGATTACATTCGTCACGTAGACAACCTAGCTGATGAGTTGCGTAGAAATTATGAATTGTTTGGTGTCAACAACTATTGGTTTAATGATGACACATTCAACGACAACGTGGTAAAACTAGAATATGTTGCAGAGGCAATTGCAAAGAGTGGTGTTAAGATTACATATACAGCATTCCTACGTGCAGACTTGATTGAACGTTTCCCTGAAACTATACCAATGCTTGCTGATACAGGTCTTGTTGCTGCAACGTTTGGCCTTGAGTCTTTGCATCCAGAGGCCAAGAAGGCCATTGGTAAAGGTTTAGATAACGAAAGACAGTTTGAAGCGATTAGACAGTTGAAGAAATATAAACCAATCTACACATACACAGGCATGATTGCTGGTTTACCTGGAGAACCAATCTCTAGTGTAATGAAAAGTCAACAGATATTGTTAGACCAAAACTTTGAGGTGTTTGATAATTGGGATTGGTGGCCACTTTTAATTCGTAAAGGTTCAGTCAGTCGATTGAGTGAATTTGAAAAAGAATATGAGAAGTGGGGGTATAGTGAAATGGCACCTGGTGAATATAAAGTTCCAAAAGGTGATGATGATTTCAGGTATGCACAAGAAGATGAAGGTATTATGATTTGGAAAAACAAATATACAAATTGGTATACCGTCAGAACTATTGCCGATTCTTTGAATAAAGAAACAGAACAACACCGTATTGCAGCAGGCAAATCAATCTATGGCAATGCAAATAAAGGTGTTAGTATCAACCATGACGTATATGAATTAGTTGGTCTAGGTGTTGATGTTAAAGATATTATTGACGGAACGTTCGATAAACAACTTCTAAATAAAAAGATAGAAGAAGCTGACAAAACTATTTTAGAATACAAACAATTGAAGTTAGGATTATTGTAATGTTCATTTATTGCCCACCAAAAGAGATTCCAAAAATTGAATCTCAAACTTTCCCTGATGGGAAAAGATATTATGTCACACCAGATGGTAAAAAGTTACCATCGGTGACCACCGTGGTGGGAGCACAGAAAAAAGAAGCCATCATGGCATGGCGGCGTAGAGTTGGTGATGAGGTTGCAAACAAAATCTCCAGACAGGCCACATCACGTGGCACCAACATGCATACATTATGTGAATACTATTTGAACAATGAACCAAAACCACCAGGTAATGTTATGCCTGATGCTAAAGAAATGTTCATAGCAATCAAACCGTATCTAAACAAAATCAATAACATACACTACCAAGAGGTTGGATTGTGGTCCTCACAACTAGGATTGGCAGGTCGTGTAGACTGTATTGGTGAGTATGAAGGTGTCTTATCGGTGATTGACTTTAAAACATCGAAGAAGGTTAAGAACCGTGAAGATATCTTGGATTATTTCTGGCAAACTACTGCATATGCATTGATGTATGAAGAACTGGTTGGTCAACCAATCAATGATTTGGTGATTATTATGGCTGTGGACAATGCACCACCAGTTGTTTTCAAAGAAAAGACACACGACCACATTGAAGGTTTAGTTAGAGCTATTGATTATTACCACAAAAACAGTTGACAAACTAAATAAATTGGTGTATAATACAATTATGGATAAATTATTTTTACTTGTTATTGTTGTAGGTTTACACGCTTATTGGATTTATAAGTTGGTAAACTATGATTGGAATAATTTTGAAAAAGATTCAGAGGGTGACGATTTTTTGAAACCCTATGAGTGATTATGGTTGTATGAAGCAACTAGAAACGTATTCTGTAATCTTCAACTCCACTAAATAAAAGTGGAGGTGTATATGAGAAGTTATTCCTTGATTTGTTGTGATGGTTGCGAAAAACAATTTGAAAAAGAAACAAGATATGTAAAAGCGGCTGAAAAGAAAGGTAGACGCCTTTACTGTTCACTATCTTGCCATGCAAAACACACAAGAGAAGAAAAGTTGGGTGTTTGGGTGCATAGTGAAGAAAACAAGAAAATGGCCAGAAGTTTGGCTGGTAATAGAAAGGATGAATATAGTCCTTTCAGAACACTATTAAAAAGTTGTAGAACAAGAACTAATAAAGGTGGGAATCCAAAAGGTGATTTTAATTTGGATTTACCATATCTCAAAGAACTTTGGGAAAAACAAAACGGTAAATGTGCCATCACAAAGGTTGACTTAATTTTAGAATCTAGTTATAATAAAAATTATCAAGCGTCACTGGATAGAATTGATAGTTCCAAAGGATATGTGAAAGGCAATGTCAGATACATTAGTGTATCCGCAAATTGGTTAAAGAATAACCTGGATGATGAACACATAAAAGAATTTATCCGGATTTGTAAAATGGTAGTAAACTGATTTTTTGAAAAGTTGGCAAGACGCCGGGGCAGCACCGGCCATCTCCACCAAAAGAATTCTTCACCCTGTATAGAGACAGACAAGTGCTATAGACTATACTAAAGAGTTCTTTTGATGGGGATGAACCAGTTTCGATTGACAAATTAGTAAATTAATTGGCTACCCGACACAGATAGTCGTAAAAACTAAATCAAAGTAAACGCAAACGATGAAAAGTTCGCATTGGCAGCCTAAACGCTGACTAGGGTTCGGTGGGTTCCTCGTAACAGAATACCCACCATTAATTTGGAGGAGTAATGCAGTCTATTTGGTATAGAAATGAAATAAAAATTGCTGATGAATTGATGGAATTAGCACCAAAATTGCGTGAAGAATTTTTGGCACATCATACAGATTTTTTTACCACATTCAAAGGTGGTATTTCTTATGCCGCTG